CCTCTGGTCTGGTCATAGTGGCCAGTGTCTCAAATCATGAAACTGAAACCCTTCCTAACCGCCCTCGCGATCCTCATCGGATCGGCCCTTGTCCTAGGTTCCCTTGCCTATTGCTTCGCGCAATTGCTTGTCGGAGGTTCCCTGTGAATGGCTTCCTCCTTCATGAAGACTCTCAAAGAGTCATTATCGCCACAGGCTTTGAAACTCCGAGTGACAACCGGAAAACCGGCGACATGATCCAGATCTGGATCCTAGTCCGTTCTGTGAGCCCAACCGAAGCAATCAAGTCCGGCTTGGATCGCTTAATCTGTGGATCATGCGTCCATCGCGGCAACGGCGACGGCTCCGGTCGTTCGTGTTATGTAAATGCTGGCCAAGCACCGCAGGGTATTTGGCGGGCTTGGAAAGCCGGAAACTACCCTTTGCTGCGTAGTCTCGAGTGTTTCGTGGGTCGAAAAGTCCGCTTCGGAGCTTATGGCGACCCCGTGCACATCCCTTTGAGCCTTGCGCTCGCGATCGCTGGTGTGGCTTCCGGTCACACAGGCTACACACACCAGTGGAGAAAACCCTCCTTACAACCTTGGAAATCCCTTCTAATGGCCTCCGTGGACAGCATCGCGGAACTTGTGATCGCTCGATCGCTCGGCTGGTCTACTTTTCGCGTAGGCTCCGAGGCTTCGGTAGGGGAAAACCTTTGCGCGTCCGATCGCGATGGAACCCCATGCGCCATCTGCCAACTATGCGCCGGTGCTCGGGGCGGTCTCGAGTCTGTCCACATTCCCCCCCACGGCTCCGGTTCTGTGCACTTTATTGAAGCTTGAATTCTCCGCGTTTCCCTTCGGGCAACTGAAGGGAACGGCGGGTAATTGACGCCCGATTCAAATAATGAAAACCATTGTAACACAGTACGCATTTACCGACGCATTTCGTGCCTGCGGGCGAGGAACGCAGTTTTCACCAGCCGCGCTCCGCGCCTTGTTTGAGCATTTCGAACGATTCGAGGAAGACACCGACACAGAAATCACCTTTGACCCAATCGGGATTTGCTGTGAATGGGCCGAGTATCCGTCCGCGCTGAAAGCCGCAAACGACTTTGGATTCAAAGGCAATGAAAGCGACACCGAGGAAGCCGCGCTCGATTGGCTTTACGAGCAAACCCAAGTCGTGACTTTCGACGGCGGCATCGTCATTCATCAATTTTGAACCTATGAAAGTCTATTGGACGGCATTTTACGGAAGGAGTGAATACACGTTCCAAGGCCGGAACGCCAAACGCGATGCGCTCCGATTGGCCAAGCGGTTCGGCGGACGCGTGGCCCGTGAGAAAGGCAAGCTGTGAAACCCCTACTGCGCGTCCTTGGGTATCTCGGGCTTTGCTTGCTGTTCACCTTGCTTCTCATTCTCTCAGCCCTTGCGGGCAACGGTAGATAATCCCAAGCCATTCACCACACCCCGTAGGTTCAACCCTGCGGGGTTTTTCTTTGCCTCGAGGGTACCGACGCCCGACGCCCGCTTTCCTTCCTTCCTAGGCCCGCTTGCCGCTTGCCGCTTGTCTCATGAGTTGGCCAATCAACCCCCCTTGTGTGTGGTTCCTTCCTTCCTTGTCACTGGTCACTGGTCACTGGTCACTTTCGATTTAACACTAGCCCACCAGGATCCCCCCCCCCGACATCGAATGTCCTACCCCACTATTGGCATTGGACATCCCGTGTCCGACCCCCCCGTCGCCCCCTCATGTGCCCCTCATGTGCGCCCCCCAGCCCCGGAACCTCATGGTGCGGTATTCGGGATTCTCCATACGCCATACGGAATTCGGAATTCGGAATTCCAGAATCGGGAATCGGGGTACAGCGATTTCTCCATGCCATGAAAGATTACCCCTTGACGAGGTGGATCATGGTGCGGTAAGTTGGGCGGCGTGAACCAACAAACCATTGTCGCCACCTTCCGCAAGCCGGATGGAGAGATCGAGAAGGACTTCAGCTACCATGAACCGATCAGCGAGGCCCGCGAGGCTGCTGAGGAGGACGCTCATCGCTACGGGTGGGAGTTCCTGAGTGTGGAGGTTCAATGAAGCCCCGAGTTCTTGTTGCGTGTGAGTACAGTGGCCGGGTTCGAGATGAGTTCGCGGCCCGAGGCTGGGATGCGTGGAGCTGCGATCTCGAGCCAAGCGATACGGTGGGCCAGCATTACCGCGGTGATGTGCGGGATCTTCTCAAGCAGCGGTGGGACATGCTGATCGCGTTCCCGCCCTGCACCTACCTCTGTGGAAGCGGCATGCACTGGACTACGCGGGGGCTTCGCAACCCAAAGCTGACCGAGGAAGCACTGGATTTCGTGCGCCTGTTCATCAACATCGGCATCCCCCGTATAGCAATAGAGAACCCAATAGGTGCTATCAACACTCGTATATGCAAACCCACTCAGATAATCCAGCCGTATCAATTCGGAGATGACGCGAGCAAGCGCACCTGTCTCTGGCTCAAGAACCTTCCACCGCTGGTTCCCACCGACATCCTGCCGCTACCGCCATCCGGTAGGTGGGCCAATCAAACCCCCAGTGGCCAGAACAAACTCGGTCCCAGTCCAACCCGCTGGAAGGAGCGTTCCAAGACCTATCCCGGCATCGCCCGCGCCATGGCCGCTCAATGGGGTTCCGCTATCCACACACTCCCCAGCCATCAAACGCGCTCCTAGACCCCTCCAAGCTCCAGCAATCGACATCCATATCCATCCATCACAACCACCTTATACCTGATACTTCGTAATCAGTAGAGGGTCATTCAAAAACTGCAGCCGCAGCGTGGGGGCCTTCAAAGCCCCCGAAAAGCTTGCGGCGTAAGCAGTTTTTAACTCCCTAGTAGAGGGAGTGTGAATCTCCCTCTAGGGAGAGTAGTAGTGGCTATGGTAACTCTTTGGGGTGCACTGCAAAATCAACATTCCTTTATCTTGACGCTGGATCGTCCATGACGCAATTTGTTCTTGCTATGAGTTATCTGGACAATGGTTCCACGCTTCGGTCGATGTTCCGACTGACGCCCCCGCAACGCCATGACATCGACCCGGCTAAGTCCGAGGTTCTGGCCTACATAATGGCGAATCTCGCCTGTGAGCTTGGTCGAGCGATCCGGGCCTTCAATTCCATGAGGAACAAGAAGTCTCAAGTCCTTGTTTATGACATGGTTCATCGGCAATGGCGTGGGTGTGACTGGGTTCCTCCGCAGGATGAGGACAAGGTTTCGTTGCTCTTGAGAACCATCAATGATCTCAAGCGTGATGTTGCGTATCTGAAGACCGCGGTGAAGAAACATGAACGATCGATTGGCCAACTCGAAAGGAAGCGTCCGGGTAAGCGTAAGGAGGAGGATGAATCGAAGAAGAAGGAGGAGGCTCCTAGTTACGAACCCGTCGTCGATGAAACATTGATGGAAGCAGCGAAAAAAGCCTCTGCCGAGGAGGAAGAGGCTGGTGGAGAAGACTGGTGGAAATCTATGCGCGCCGCCTTGGCCGATGCGGAGTTGCTTGCGGCTCCTTCAGTTGCGCCCCGGTCATTAGCATCGGGTTCCACTGCTCCCACAGAATACCCTTGGGAGAATGCTGAAGATGAAGTGAGCTAGACTGGAGCCGCGATCCGCGCTTGCAGAAGGCCAACTGGAACCTTCTAGGTTTGTTTTGGCCTACCTCATGCAGAACGGCTATCTCACGCGCCCAGTTGGCGAGTTCGGAGGAGCCGAAGCCTGAGTGGGCTAGTTCCATTGTGGTGAGTGGTTCATTGCTTTCCTTACGCTGAGGTTTGGCAACGTGATGCATCCAGATCCAAGCGACCTTGGTCTCGTGGAGGATGGGCTGGAGTTTGTTGCGAAGGAACACGCTGACCTCGCCCTGGTCGCTGAGATCGCCGCCGAAGTAGCTGAAGAGTGGATCGGCCACGATGACATCGAGCTTGGATTTGTGGATGAACCGGCGGGCGTAGGCGAGGAACTGGTCGCCGGTACGGACGGCTTCGGTGCGGAAGTGGAGGTTTTCTTGGAGGATAGCGATCTCGCTGACGCTCATGTTGAGTCCTTTGATGACCCCGCGGAAGGCTTCGGCGAGGTCACCCTTGTCGTTCTCGGCCTGGATGACTCCGATCTTCAATCGCTTCACCGGCTTGATCCCGAAGAATTCGAGGCCGAGGCACCAGCGGATGACGATCTGCATCATGAGGCTGGACTTGCCGATACCGGTACCACCGCTGATGATCATGGAGGAGCCGCGGGTGAGCCAGCGTTTGCCGATCAGGTTGTCGGGATCGTTGTCTGGATCGAAGTTGATGAGGTCTTTGATCGAGACCACCGTGGACTTGTCATCATCGGTCTCCCGGGAGGTGAGATAGTCTTCCCATGAAGCGGAGCCGAGGTTAGTGGCCAGCAACTTTTGTTGGGAGGTAGGACTACGCCATGCGCCGGGGAGCCGGGAGTAGCGCGAGGGGTTCTTGTTCTTGGCATCGATGCCCGGGATCGACGAGTAGATGATATCCCGGCGGATGTCCCATTCCTTGCGGTTAGGCGCATCTACGCGGACCCAGGCATGGATGGACTTGCCACCGCTATCGATGAGTACGGTGATCGGGAGGCCCGAATCGCGGAATAGCTTCTCCTGTTCAGCCTTGGGCTTGTCATCGAACTCCACCAGGACATGGCGGTACGCGCTGACATCGTTGTCGCTGCCGCTGTAGAGGTTGGGCCGGAAGGGATTGATGCGGACAAAGATACCCTCGCGTTCCGGTGACAGGATGCGGGACACCGGATCATCGAAGCGGGCGATCCATTCCTCGATGGGAATGAATGATCCAGCAGTGACTGGCCTACCCTCCTCGACGGCATCACAGATGCAGACCACCTCGGTGGGAGCGAAGGCGGCTTGAAGGAACCGCTTGAACTCGCTGGCTTGAGGATCGGGCGCAACCGCTGGTGACGGTCGCTTGAAGGATACCTTGGTGATATCGAATGGAGCGGTTGATGGTGATACCCCTGATTGAAGGAGATGGCCGGCTGGTTTGGAGTGAGACTTGGAAGCGGCCTCGCGGAGTTTGTGAGTCAGTTCGCGATCGGACCAAGGTGGTTGGCAGGATTGATTCCAGCTTGAGAGCAGGGCTAGAGAGTCCGCCTCGGATAGCTGGAAGCCGTGTACGAGACCGACGGCGGCGGTGTAGGTAGTTGAGTGTCCGGACTGGCCGGAGACGGCTGGCGGCACCTTGGAAAGCCAAAGGGCCGCACGTTGGTGCGGTGTCATTGTCGTTGTTTGTTTGGGACCGATCGTTGGGGGCTACTTCATCTTCTTACGCATGGGCATGGGCATGGGCATCTCGCTTTCCATCATTCGTTTGATGGCGGCGGTCTTGGCGGTCTTCTTAGCGGCGGGCTTGGATTTAGCTTTCTTCATAGGGTTTGAATTTGGTGTGGAATTCCGAGGTGAGGCGAACGTAGATGTTGCTGCCTCTTTGGTAGATGATGACGGGAGCTTTGAGTTCTGCGAGCCGATACTGGCCAACATGAAGGACTGTGACTACGACTCCAGAGTTGGATCGATTGACGAACCGGGAGGGTGGGAGAGTTGAGGGATTTTCCATATGCGACGTTCTATTGGTTCGGGGTAAGCGATCCAGCCTTTAGCGATTCCCCAAGCAATTATCTGGGCTGACTGCTCGATGAGCCGGCGGTTCTCATCGGTGATGATGGTTCGTTCTTCTTCGGTTATGGGACCAGGTTTCTTGTTATTTGAGAGGCGGGATTCGTACCAGGGTTGCTCTTGCCTTGGGGTCTTCATGAGGTGATGAGGCGAGCCAAGATACAGTTGCAGTAGGAACCCTTGGTCTTGGCGTTGCATCGACCATGATGCACAGGGTTGGAGATGATGTGTGCTGTAAGGTCGCTCGTGAGCTGGACCAGCTCAAGGAGACGAGTGGCTGCTTCTGCACAGAGCGCATTGGGGATTCCATCTTGGGTGTCTAGTTCGGCTGATAGGATATTGAGCGCGTTGACGAGGTCGTGTGTTGAGGACTGTTTCATTTTTGTTTGTGGACTACGAGTCCGTTGCCTTTGGAATCAACCAGTTCTACGGATCGAACGCTCTCCATGCGGGCCAAGGTCTTGATCATCTCGATGGGATCATGGGCTTGGGACACGCAAGTGAGGTGGATATCACCATCTCCGTAGTTGGTCTTTAGATTCTCTTCGGTTCGATCACGCACCACTCGGATGGTTCTTCCATCTGAGAGATGGACCACCTTGATGGATTCGACGAGCTGGAATGCGTGACGGCTCATTGCTTAGAGGTTTTACCGCAATGGGGGCAGTGCCGGCCTAAGCCGGGATCGGCAGGTAGAGTACCAAGCCACGAGCAGAGATCGTGGTAGGATCGAACACCGAAGTTCGGCCACTTGAACGGTACGATGTCACGGGTATGGATTGCATGGATGGCGGTCTCCTTGTCTTTGATACCAAGCTTCTCCATCAAGTTCGCGTTGCGAGAACTGAGACCGGCGGTCCATTTGTTATTCGAGGCATCCCGCTTCTTGCCGGCGGCGATGATCTGGAACACCCGTTGCTTTGAGATGTTTAACTCTGCACCGATAGCTTTGTAGGTAAGTCCCTTAACCCTGAATTCTCTTACCTTGTCGATTGAATCGTTGGTTTTCATGTATGTATGTTTGAGATACTTTCTTTTTTTCTTCTTTGGTTCTTTATCTATTGCAACGGTATCTGGACCGCTCGATACCGTTTCTGTGCTTTGTGGCACTGGACGCACAGGCCGGTTTGAGTTGTGCATCCGCATCCCAAGCATGCGGCCAATTCGTGACATAACAGTTTCCATCGTTGTAGTTCCTCTATTGTTTGTTTGGTTGTTTGTTCTTGATGTTCCATACGCATGAATGCGAGATACCGTATTTCTTGGCCAACTCTCTGTAGGTGAATGTTGAGTTATCCCTTAGAATCGATTCCCGAATCTTTGCTGGAACAGCTTCCCACCGCCGGCAGATCAATGGATCAGGGGCTTTGAAGGCGGGAACTGGTCCCAACATCTTCGCCATTGACTCCTTCGTCAACCCCAATTCTTGAAGTAGACTCATTTT